AGATGTTCCGCAGTTTCAAAGTTTAAAAAATTATTATACCTTGCTTTGGGAAATGCCAGGCAACGAAGGTTATATTAATGTAATGGCTGTGATTCAAAAATTCTTTGATCAAGCCATATCAGGTAATTGGAGTTATAATCCTACTCAATATGAAGATAATGAAGTACCTATGAGTGTAATGTTTAAAGACTTATTAACTACATACAAATTAGGTTGGAAAACTTCTTATTATCAAAATACATACGATTTTAAAGGCGAAGACGTAGAAGAATTAAGAGAAGAGATAAGTACTCCGCTGGAGCAAGAAGCACCACACCCTGAACCAACTTCTAAAAAGGAATTGGACGAAGAATGCGAAGCCTGTGCAATTTAAGTATTGACAAGTTGCGTAAAGTAATTTATAATAGTATAGGAAAGTAGAGATATAGAAAGAGTAAAAAATGGCTAAAACTGTCTTTAATAGAAATAAAGTAGACTTTACAAAGCAACCTATGTTCTTTGGTGAAGATCAGAATACACAGAGATATGATACATTTAAGTTTCCTGAGTTTGATAAGTTGAATCAAACTATGCTTGGTTACTTTTGGAGACCTGAAGAAGTAAGTCTTCAGAAAGATAGAGCAGACTATCAACAGTTTAGACCTGAACAGAAACATATTTTTACAAGTAACTTAAAATATCAAACACTATTAGATAGTGTACAGGGTAGAGGTCCAAGTTTAGCATTTCTTCCTTGGGTGTCTTTACCTGAACTAGAAGGTTGTATTGTTACTTGGGATTTCTTTGAAACAATCCACTCACGTTCTTATACACACATTATGAAAAACGTTTATCCTGATCCAAGTGAAGTGTTGGATCACATCTTAGAAGATGACGAAATTATTAAACGTGCTATTTCAGTTACAAAGAATTATGACTCTTATACAGATGCAGTAGAAAACTTTATGTACAAAGGCAAAGGATCAATGACAGATGTCAAAAAGAAATTGTTCCTTGCAATGATGAACGTAAACATCTTAGAAGGATTAAGATTTTATGTTTCATTTGCTTGTACATTTGCTTTCGCAGAAAGTAAGATGATGGAAGGGTCAGCAAAAATTATTTCACTAATTGCTCGAGACGAGGCAACACACTTAAACTTATCCACTCACGTATTAAAAAATTGGTTACGTGGTAATGACGATCCTGAAATGCAAAAGTTAGGACAGGAAAGCGAACAAGAAGTTTATGATATGTGGAAGACCTGCGTTGAAGAAGAGAAGGCTTGGGCAAAGTATTTGTTCAAAGATGGTTCCATCATTGGATTGAACGAAGAAATCTTAGGCCAGTATGTAGAATTCATTGCTAATAGAAGATTGAAAGCCTTAGGGTACAAACCTATCTTTGATCAACCAGTGAATACTAATCCTTTACCTTGGACACAACATTGGTTGAGTTCAGCAGGATTACAAGTGGCTCCACAAGAAACAGAAGTAGAGTCATACATTATTGGGGGCGTAAAACAAGACGTAGAAAAAGATACATTCAAAGGATTTAAATTATAATTATGATGAACGTAGTATATTCAAAACCAATGTGTACCTATTGTGATAAGGCAAAACATTTGCTCAAGACATCAGGAATAGAATACAAAGAAATGTTAATAGGCAGAGACCTAAGCAGGGAAACTTTATTAGAAGAGTTTGAAGCGAATGGTATGCCACAGCCAAGATCTGTACCGCAAATCATACTTAACGGTAAGTATGTTGGGGGATACAATGAACTTGTTAAGTACATTGAAGACCACGGTATGGAAGGACTGAAACAATAAAGTATGTTAATTGAAACTCCGCACAAGAAAGGCGATACAGTATCATTCAAACTACAATCAGGAGAAGAGATTGTAGCGAGAGTTGATGACATAACTGAAACAGGTTATCGCTTACACAAACCTTTAACATTAATGAACACAGGTAAAGGAATTGGCCTAGGTCAATTCATGATGACAGCGGATCCGTTATCAGATATTCATATGCCTAAGTCCAGTGTAGTTTGTTCTTCAAAAACCCATACCACAATGGCGAAACAATATATTGAAGCAACCACTGGGATCAAAACATGAGTCAAAAAATTTTAGTAGATGTAGACGGAGTTCTACTTGATTGGGATACTGCCTTCCAAAAATGGATGGCGTTAGAGGGTTTCATCGTAAAGGAAGACGGTGATAAAGAGTATAAAACACATCTTAGATTTGTTACAAATATCCAGAAAGATGCTATTCCAGAAGATAAAGCAGAATGGTTAGTAAAGATCTTTAATCGATCTGCATGGATTGGTTTTTTAGAACCACATAAAGATAGTGTAGAAATAGTGAAGGCATTAAAGGAAAAAGGATATACCTTTACTGCGATTACTTCTTTAACTTTAGACCAGCATAGTCAAGCATTAAGAAAAATGAATTTGGCAGAAGTCTTTGGTGAAGACACTTTTGAGGATATCCATTTTTTAGAAACTGGTTCCGGCAAGGAAGAAGTTTTAAGCAAAATGGGTCAAGGGCATTGGTGGATTGAAGATAAGCCAGAAAATGCATTAGTTGGACTAAAGCACGGACTTAAACCAATCCTTATTGAACATAGTTACAATAAGACGTTTTCGAACAGTCAAATCGAAAAGGTACCAACTTGGCGTAACATATATAAAATAGTAACAGGAGAAAAATATGTCATCAATTCATGAGCAAATCACGGCGGCATACGAGAACTACTTGAAAGAGTCTGAATCTTTCGATACAAAAGGCGTGAAAGCCTCAGCGGCAAGAGCCAGAAAAGCATTAGGCGAAATGGGTAAACTTGCAAAGTCTAGAAGAGCAGAGATTCAAGAAAAAAAGAACTCTATGTAATTTGAATAAGATTGGCGTTGTATGTAATTCTTACAACGCCTTTCTTTTATTATGATATCCGTAACAATTACCAAAAAATTTATAAATATGATTAGTATTATTAATACTGAACACGAACTAGGGCGTATATAACACATGGAAAAAGGAAAACTAAAGTGGTATAATCCAGTAAAAGGTTTTGGATTTATCACTCCAGAAAAAGGTGGCAAAGATATCTTTGTACACGTTTCCCAATTTAAAAAAGCAGGTATAACGGATATACTAGAAGGTATTCAATTAGAATATCAACTAGAAGAATTCCGTGGCCGAACTATTGCCGCGAACATCAAACAAATCTAAGATATATTTAGAAGATTATTTTACTTGTTTCTTCTGGTAATCTGCTATGGCCGCCTTTATGGCGTCTTCAGCCAGTACTGAGCAATGTATTTTTACGGGTGGAAGAGCCAGTTCTGTTGCGATTTCTGTATTCTTAATTTCCCTTGCTTCGCCCAGTGTTTTGCCTTTAACCCACTCAGTAACAAGAGAACTACTAGCAATAGCACTGCCACAGCCGAACGTCTTGAACTTGGCGTCATCAATACATCCTTTCTCGTTAACTTTTATTTGTAATTTCATGACATCGCCACAAGCAGGTGCTCCCACAAGTCCTGTGCCTACGTCACTATCTTCTTTATCCATAGAACCTACGTTCCTAGGATTTTCATAATGGTCGATAAGTTGTTTACTATACCCCATATCTATCTCCGTTGTTAATAATCTTTTTGCATCTTCTTGAGAGTGTCCTTCCAATCATAATCAGGATTAGGAGCATATGGCACCATCATTGACCCTGGGCATCTATCATCTTTTCCTGTTACGATTGTTTCACTGCTTTTGCCTGCACCAACATATATGCACACTAGATTGTTACCTATATGGCCCATATATACCCTACGTGCAACAGTCATCTTGACTTGTTCTCTTTCGCCACGTCTTATCTGTTGATCATAAGTGTACGGCTTTGTTGCTCCGTAAGTCTTCGCTCCGGCAAGTGCGTCAGTCCAAGATAGTAAAGCAGTAACCACAAAGACATATATCATATAATCCCTCTATAATCTAATGCAAAATACAATAAACCTATTACAAAGGCTAATATGAATAAAACCGCAGTTCCTATTTGCAGTGCTTCGACAAAATCTTTTTTGCGTTCTGCTTGTCTATAAACTTCTTGTTCTCTTTTGGCTTTTATCTTTCGACGCATTTCTTTTAGTTCGTCCCAGGTTCCATACCCATAACGAAAGTTAAGTAAAACTTGTAATTCTTTTTCTTGTTCTATGATTTTCTTTTCGTGGATTAAAAGTTGTAATGCTTCTTCTTCTACTGAGCCTGCATTGAAAAGTTTTTTGAACAACGGAGGCTTCTTTTGCATCTGTTGTCCTTTACGGAAAT